TTTTAAGACCTAAAGAACCTGCCGCATAGTTACGTGCGTTTGGTATAGAACTAGGAGCAACAACTTCCCCTGTTACCTGAATTTCTCCGGTACTTCTAATCTCCGTAGGGACTAAAAGTCTCATCTTCTCAGTGATGTCTCTTCCTTGAATACCGTCCCCACGAGTGAGGGCCAGTTCTAGGTTGCCGTCTACATATAGCAAAGAGACTGCTGCTCCATCTAGTTTAGGACTACATACACAAGCGTCTACATCCAAAGGAGCTTTAGTAATATCAAAACACTTCTGGAGAGAATACATCTGGAATGCGTGCGAAATAGCATCCGTAACGGTGTATCCAACTCGGGTATAGTCGTGCTTATCAGCTAAAAGGTCAAACTCTTGATCTGAGATCGCAGGCGTGCCCTTGTAGTACAACTCACTCATTTTGTCTAAAAACGCTCGCATATAATTCTCCTAAATAAGAAAAGATATTATACGGAACTTTAAGGAGATTGTCAAGAATTATTTATAGAGATCGTCAATTAAATCTGAAAAATGTTCTTGTACTAGCTCTTTCGATTCTGCCAAGGAAAGTATCTCGGTCAGTCCTATAAATAGCTCTTTGGAGTTACTCAAGTCAAGTGGCATGGCAATACCTTCTGGCGTCGGTTTCCACTCTTCTTCAAAGTCCATGTAATACTTTCGGAGATGTATATACTCTATACCTCTGAAAGTATTAATAGTCAGCCTTACCTGAGTTTCTTTGACCTCATCATAGTGAATAACACGAGAGTATGCTTCTGGGGCTTGGTGTAGTTCCATTTAACGTCCCTCATTCTTAAGAATTGAAGACAAAGGTACTACACTAGACACGTTCGCAGGTCTTAGTAGACGATATGAATCCGTATCCCAACAGAAGAAAAGAAGAGTATCGGCAGTTTCCTTTGCTCTATTCTTCTTTTTCTGAATATAGGGAGTGGAGAAGTCCAAGGTACAAACATTGTACTTTAGTTTTTTGGAGTGTTCGCTACGGTAAGTAATAACGGCATCCCCATAGTTGTGCACTAATTGTGCCAGTTCTTGCTTTTTCACTATAGCTCCTTGGGTTAGTATTTCAGCAATCATTATTGTGATGCTACTTTACAAGGTGATTTCTATAGATACAAAAAGACCCTACTAGGCGAACCTAGTAGGGTTTGGTACTTACGCTTCGTTAATTTTAGTAATTATAGAAGTAAAGTATTGTGAGGCTTTACCTGTCAACTTGGCAATAATTTCCTCGTCAACATCTTGTCCTGCATCACCTAAAGCTGCGATTAGGGCTTCAGCCGCTGCTGCTTTAGAGACACGAGCACTGCCTCCTCCTGAGGTTGTACTGCCGCTAGATTTAGCCGCAGGGGTTTTCTTAACATAAACGCCAGCTTTTGTTAAGATCATACGAACACCGTTAGGTGACTCGTCTAATTCTTCTGCAATGTCTTTTACAATTTCCATACTCGTTTCTGGAGTAGGTTCAGCTTCTTCATACATTGATACTGCTTGTGCTTTTTTATCATCATCCCAAGCCATTTTTCGTTTCCTTTTAGGTTTAGTGTTTTTAAGTCCGGGTGCAAAACCCGTTGCTTCTAGTTGTTGCATGTAAAATCGGTCGCCCATTTGCTTCCTCTCATATTTGAAAAACTATTATCGCAAAATATAACCAGATTGTCAAGAAATATTTTTTATAACCTCTCCAAATTTATTCCATATTTTTCCAAATGAGTTAGCTTTCCTAGTTCATATGCAGGTGCATAAGCACTGAAGCCTCCAGTCTGTACATTTGAAAAATATGTATCTTCACTATCTATCTTCTGTACTACATAGATACTGTAGCAAGGACAGCCATACTTACTCTCATAGTCAACGGGAGACATGCCTTTTTTAGAGTTTACATACTCAGGTGTCAGTTTGTTCTTGACTATAACGGTACTATGATACTGAGCAGACCATGCAATCTCCTCATTTTTAAAGTCTTCTGCTACACACTCATCTGGAAAATAGTGTGGGATCAGTCTTTCTTCTTTGTTTGCTGGTCTTGACGGTACTCCCACTGTCTCAAGAATGTTTCGTACGAAAGCGGGAGACCTGAAAAGTCTCTTGGCGATATCTGTAAGAGTATCTCCTCCGAGGAAACTCGAGCACGCTTCAGCGATTTCTTGAGTAGACGCTGGACGACCCCGCAGAGACTTCTTACGCTTTTTGGTATATTCTTTTCTTTCGTCATATTCTTCAATGATCTTTTGTAGGCGTGTTGTGTTGTACGAGATATTTAGAATATCGCACGCCTCTTTTTTAGTTATCGGCTTTTCTGTTTTTTCCGTACCCTGGAGGGAAGTACTGGAAGGGTTGAGAAGAGCCTTTACCTTCTCGATGTTCTTCGCTGTGAGGTTCTCGTAATCCTTCTTCTTCACTCTCTTTATCGCCATATTCTAGCTCCAATAATAATTCACAATAATGTATAATCTTTTTTATGTCCTCTGCTCCGTTTTTATTCCGATGCCGAGTTGCATACTTAATAATGTTACCTTCGATATACCCTAGCTGATTCGCGTGTATATACTCCAGTGGTTGAATAGGCAGATCATAGTGTGATCCACCTTCTTGCTTATCCAATGGATTAATCATGCACAAAGTCCTTAATCATAGGAAACACAGGGTTGATAGCATATGCACACTGTCGGGCAATATCCATATGTTCTTTCTGCGTGCCGGGAGTGGTACGCACATCAACGTAGTGAATCCACGATCTTACAGTACCGTGCATATACAAACGAGTTCTAGTCAAACCTTCTGGTAAAACTGCTCTCGCCTGCTCTTTTGCAATACCGAGTTCAATAGCCCACTGATAAGCACCCCGTGCTGTGTCTATTACTCGCTTCTGCTGCTGTACCCAATGTTGGTGAAGCAAAGCATCTTCGGTTTCAATACTGTTTTGACGATTCTTTTCGTCTTGCATACGAGTCTCTTTCAACTCCCAAGGGTACTCTTCTAGGTCGCCAGGAGCTGCATATCTCTGGCTAAACTCTTGAAAAGCAAAGCTACGATGCCTTACTATCTGATGAGCAATGTCACGAGTAGTGTTAATCTCCATAGTAATACTGGCCATCTCAAAGGGAGACCAGTGCTTATGCTTGATTAAATACTTAACTAATTTCTCAGAAGTTTTCTCATTATTCTGGTTTGCTGGGTTAGACACTCTGGCCATGTATGCAATATCTTGCAGTAGGTCAGACGTACCAGTAGGTGATATAAGTTTTACACTCATTTTGCTGTGATCCTTTTTTCATAGTCTGCGTAGTCATCGTTCCACCACGGCGGTCTTTCTCTATGCGACCAACTGGCGAAGGTGGCTTTATCGAGGTGGTAGTAGTCCCTATAAGACTGTATTGGGTTGTTGTAATCCTTAAGCTCATCAGGCATTGCTAGTCCGAACTCTGTGAATCCGAGTCTTGGCATGTTTTTTGGCTCAGGTAGTTTGTTAACCACTTCCGCAATCGACTTATGTTGTTTCGCATAACGGTAGTGGTATTCATCATTAAGAGCGTTACCATAGCAGTGAGTCCATTCAAAGTTGTCTAGCGATGAACGTACCCATATAGTACATGGGTGGTTATACATCATCGGTAGATAAGGTGTTAAGGGTCGTTCTTCCATAGGAAGATGTTTAATTTCTTTCTTGAGAGCATTGAGATGATCTCGCTCTTCTTTGTTGAGAGCACGAGGTACAAAACCTAAATGCTCGTCTACCCAGATAGCCGTACACATTAGCTGTGCTACTTCTAAGGGCATTTTTACAATATGTTTGTCTACGTGATACTCTGCACACTTGTCGAGATCATCGTCTAAATAAAATAAATTAATGGTACTCTCCTAAAGTTGAACAAGTATTATACTAGAATTTAGAAGAAGTGTCAAGAATTATTCTTCAATAGGTGGAGTTTTACTGGGGGTGGTTACGTCTTTGTAATATACTATAACTTCACCGAGCTGACTAATATATCTTTTCAACTCTTGTGTGTTGTAGGACATTAACTCGTAATCTGCTACACTCATTGCAATAAATACTAGATCGCCACCATGCTTCTTTTTGATGTCGTCTACGAACTTATCGAAATAGGTATAACCTTCGGGATATAGACCGTCTTTGTTTGCTATTCGAGTATCAGATACTACATACCAGTTCGGCTCCTTGAGATTCAGGGGTCGTGGCATGATAGGTTGTGTGATTATAATCTCTATCGGTTTGCTTATAATCTCTACTTCGCGAGGTGGTTGAGGTAGTAAACTACAGCCACTAATCGTTAAGAGAGTTAATGCGCTTGCTAATATCTTCAATTTCATTGAATACTTTCTCCGTACCATTGTTCACTCGCGTAGTCATTAAACCAGGTTTTGCACTAGCTAACTGCGCTATGTTATGTCTGCGAAATATGTCCAAGTAATCGGCCATTTGAGTTTCGTACTGTTGGTTTTGTTTTTGAAGATTTGCACTCGCTGCTACTGTCTTCTCCATGTTTTCTTGAATTGCGACGATTGTAGCCTTTTGCTCTTGATCTCGCAGATCTTGGGCCATGATAACAGAAGTCTGTTCTTCTATTTTATTCTTCATAGGTACAACGGCGAATTGGTAGTACAGGAAACCCGTACTACCCATCGCTGCTATTATTCCTAACAGAATTTTAGACATTTTCTAACCTTACCATTAATCTTTCTGCTCGGTTAGTTACTTGCTTATACCAAAGTGAATCTCGTCCTTCTACTGCTGCAGTCGCCCAATCACCTTCGAGGATTCCTGCATTCATTTTCTTAAACTTGGACAAACGAGTACGTCCCATATTAAACATCATATTGACAAGTATACCTTGTACTTCGTCTGGTAAGTCGTCAAAAGCCCCCTGTCCGTATAAAGCGTGACACTCTGATATCGCTGTACTGAGGTCGTTGTCAAAACACTCTGCGACTCTTTCTTTAGTGATTGCTGTTCCGGTAGGTTGTCCGTATTCTGGGTCGGTTTCGAGTACGAGATGGCCGACACCAAAGGTTGGATAGCCAAGGTGGTCGTTATAGATCTCATACTTGACTCCTTCGTCTATTTTTAACTGTTCAAATACTTCGTTTTTATTCACGTTTTGATCTCCTTTTATTACATTCCTGCGCTGGCGTATATTGTTATAAACGGCAAGGCTAAACAACTGACTGCTGTAACCACTGCGCATACTACGCAAGCGGCCTCGTCTCTCTTTCTCACTTTCGTTCTCCATAGAACTTGGGCAATAGCCCCTGTGTAGGCTACTCCGTGGTGAGCCTACTTTACCTATACCAAGTTATAAAGGTCTTGATACCCACCTATATGCTCCCCATCTAATACAATC